GTCAAAGGTCATTTTGTATATGGGATCATGCTGCACGGCACTAGCTAAATTAGGGGAAATGCGGGGAATCATGTATGAGATGTCAGTAACAACAGCTGGTTTAGAAAATCCTAAAGCTATAGCAATCTGAGCTCCCATATGTAAAATCGACTGCGAAGCCAAGGCATATGGTCTAATAGATACTATCCTTGACAAAACACCTGCAACATCGGACAAAACCGCTAATGGTTTAGATATTATACCTCTACCATATTCGTCACCTGATTGTGGCACTAGGTTGGGTAAATTGGAACTTGTGGGTGCCCCGAAAACAACATTTTCTGCCCAACATAACGCTGTTATTGTAACACCGTCTTGTGCAGTGCTCATACTTCTTAATGGCGACATCTCGGTCAATGCTATGAACCCTGTAGTTAGATGTTCACCTAAAGCAGTGCTAAAAGCGTTATAATGGTGAACATAAGGTAATCTAAGACAACCCCCTTCACAAGATGTAGGGTTCAAAAAGACGTGTGGTGGTTGAGATAATATGACTCTAGATGGTATCATGTTAACCAACGTTGCAGGAGTTAACAATGTGTCATTAGAAACATTACTAACTGCAGTAGCCATCCATCTACCGTAATGCATAGGCGTTCCATTAATCATAAAGCGAAAACACAAATCACACTTAAGGTTACGATAATTGTTAATTCTGTTCATCACTCGTTTGTTATTAAAAAATGTGCTAGGATTAATAAATAAAGGAGCTGTAGGTGCAGCGGCGCCAACAGTAACAATCTGCGAAAAAACTTTGATAGGCCTCGATAAAAACTTAGAAATGGACACCTCATCCGTATCAACGCTGTAATGAGTATTGTCCATGTCCTGGTCATAGGAAGCCTCTTCATGATGAAAATCATCTATGAATGTGGTTAAAACCTGAGTTTTGTTTTGAGAAACCTCTTCTAGTATACCTGACTGTGGAAATAAATTCACCGATCGAGCGTCCAAACCTAAACTACGATTCTGCTGGTTAGGTCTTTCTGGTCTATTAGGCCTTATGGGAATAGGTGTCTCAATCGTTGCTTGTGGAGTTGGCG